TATACAGAATTTTGAGAAAAAATACAGAAAATTACTAATTTCTGAAATTAAAAATCTAAGATTTTTGAAAAAAAAGATTCTAATATATACTTATGCTTGAAGGCATATATATAATGTTAAAAATTCCCTACTGCAGTTCACACTATACAGCATTTTCAGAAAAAATACAGAAATTTACTAATTTCTGAAATCTTAGATCTGAATTACGTGTTGAATGTGATGCTAAAAACTGATAAATTTCATCCTTTGATTTACCTGCAAATATGGGCATTAATTTAAAAAAGGTTCCATTGGAATAAGATTCTTGAAGTGTATGTATATTAACTGGATAATTTCCTTGTATTTTTATTATTGTACCTTTATTAGCTGGGTTTAGTCCAATAATGGTTTTACCATCACGAATAGCTGTTTTATAGACAGGTATATTTAATGACATTTTTAATTAAATATATGAATTTTCTTGAAAATTCTGCATTTTTGGTTACTTTAGGTTAGTCATTGCAATTTTGTTAGATGTTTGTTTAATTTTAATCATTTTAAGTAACGTTGATGCCAGACTTTTTGCTGTGCATTTATTACCACTGGTTCTTTCTTTTACTACATTCATATTTGGTGCAGATATAATAGCTGTAGGAATGGGTATATCATATTTGATTTCTAAGTTCATTAATCCACTAGTGCATGCTGTTGCAATAATATCATGATGATTTGTATCACCTTTCATAGTAATACCTATGACGAATACCGCGTCATATTTATTATTTTTGAGTTTTTGATTAACAAACCATGGGATTTCTCTAGTACCTGGGGCAACAACAATATCAAAATTAGCGGAGTATTGATTAAGTATTTCTTTGTATACTCTCTTCATTAATTGCCTGCACTCTTCTTCATAATATTCAGAGATTGCAAATAATATATTATACGAGGGATCAGATCGGGGGTTAGAATGATTATCTTCTATATATTCATTGCACTCTTCTTCATAATATTCAGAAAATGAAAATACTGTATTATTTGACAAATCATATGAGTTTCTAACATTTTCAAAATGAGAATATTTATCTTTTAGATATTTCTTGACATGAGGGGATGAATTTAGTACATCCAATCTTACATGCGATACGTTATTTAATTTTTCTTGTAAAATTTTTATTTTATCTGGATTTGAGGTTAGTAGTTTAACATTAGTGATTCCAAGGGATCTTAATAGATATGGAATATCATCATATGATCTTAAATCCTTGTCAAAACCTAATTTCTCATTAGCTTCATATGTATTTAATCCATGATTTCTTTGTAGATTATATGCTCGTAATTTATTGACCAGTCCAATTCCTCTACCCTCATGATTAGCTGGAAATATGATCACACCATAACCAGCCTCAATTATTTGAGTTTTGGCTTCGGCTAGTTGTTTTCCACAATCACATAATGCAGAGCCTAAACAATCACCAGTCCAACATTCAGAGTGGATTCTAACTAATACCTCTTTATCATCATGATTATTTATTGAATTATCTAATCCATAGACACACACTCGATGATAATAATTTGGTGATTCTTTACATGCATACAATGAAACATCCCAATCTTTTTTATGTTCATCCAGTGGTATTTTAGTAGTTACTAATGGTTTTAAATTATCTAGTAATTGAGATATATGAATCATTTTTAGTCCATATTCTTTTGCTAATTTCCAAGATTCTTTTTCTCTCATCATCTTCCCACAGTTTGGATTTGATAAATCTCTAATCATTAATTCTCCTATCAACATAGCTTGATTAATTGGTTTAATATCTAACAATTTAGCTAGTGTAATTGATGCTTCAGTGTGACCTCTTCTAGCTAAGATTCCTCCTGGATGGGAGATTAGTGTATCTGTGTGACCAGCCAATGTATAATCATCACTATTACCATTTGCAAGTGTTAAAACAGAAATACATCTATCTTCCGCATCAACACCAGTTGTTTTGCAGTACTTAGAATCTATTGGCATCCCAAATGGTGTTTGTTGTGCACCTTTATTTTCTTCACGAGGAACCATATTTTTAATACCAATATGTGATGCACGCTCTGGTGACAATACTACACAATGTTTCCCAGTTGTGTAATTTAAAAAGAAATTCATTGATTCAACTGTACATGTAGATGCAACGCTTACCAGATCGTATTCATTTTCTCTATTATCTTCATCCGCAACAATAATAAATTTACCATCTCTTAAATCTTCTAATGCTGAATCTAGTGAATCATATGTAGGGTTCAATTTATTACGACTTTCAATATAATCTTTAAAACTATCTTTTACTTCACCAGCAACATCATTATCAATAATATCTACTTTAATATTAGCATTAATTAACTCGTCAATACCAGTGTTAATAACACGTAAATCAGCATCTAGCATTCCAATGATTACTCTACCTACTTTAGCATCAATTAATTTCATGTCACATCCTGTTCTTGCTTTAAGCAATTCATCTTCACCTTCATATAAGTGACATGGTTCGAGTGTAGTATAAATATGTGATCCTTTAGCTAATTCAATGGATTCTAATGATTCTAGTGCATCAACTTCTGCATGTGGTGTTCCTGGACCTCGATGATGACCACGTGAAATACATCTATTTGTTTCTGGGTCAACAATTACACATCCAACCCACGGATTTGGTGGTGCTTTTAATCTTCCTTTTTCTCCTTCCTTAATTGCTTCTCTCATCCAATAATTATCATCTTTAATTATACTCCGCTCTATATATTTATTGAATTCTAAATTTACATTTATTCCAGATATATAGTATTGTATAATAGTATTATCTTTAGTATGTGGTATAATAGATACTCTAAGTTTGTTATTTTTAATTTCTGCAATTGTTAGACTTACTCCATCAACACTAATACTGTCTTTATATTTTAGTTTAAACTTTTCTTTATCATACTTAATCCATAAATTTAATGAACTGTCATTATTAGATTCAATATTTATTATTTCCCCATATGTATCAACATGTCCTGTAACATAATGACCATCTATACTTGAATTATTTTTAAGCGACAATTCAACATTTACTTTTCCATCTTTTATTCTTGACAGTGTCGTTTTTTCAAATGTCTCTTCCATAATGAAAAATTTGACATTATTATCTTTCATACAACTAACCGTTAAACATACCCCATTTACAGCTATTGAACTTCCGATTTCAATGGTATCAAATATTTCATTTGGAACATCTAATAGTGTTAATATAGATCCATCTATTTCAAAAGATAGTATATATTTGATGATTCCTGTAAACATAATTTTTAAATCAAAAATGTGATTTTAAATCTTTTTTTTAAAAATTATCTTCTAGATGAAAGTCCACCAATAGCAGCTCCCCCAAGTGCACCTACACCTAGACCAACTGCAGCCCCCGCTGGACCACCTGCCAATCCTCCAATGGCAGCACCAGTAAGACCTCCAAATGCTGCCCCTCCTAAAGCCGGGTTCATCCCAAATTCAATGTCCTGTTTACCTCTTAGCATTCTTGAATATAATTTATTTACATAAAGTGCAAATTTAATTATATCCGACTCCCCTTCAAATATTACTGGTTGACCCATAACTAAATAAAAAGCATATTTGAGTACATATGCTACACATAGACCATTTGAATTCACTGGTTGAGGATGAGCATCAATCTCTTCATATTGATGTTGTGGAAGTCTATATCTAAATTGGTCGATCAGAGCATTGTTTATATTAGGACTATATACATTTTCTATCAATGGTTCGAATCTTGAAATTGTCCGATTAATGTTGTCAATAATCAATAAATTAGAATGACGACTTGCAATCTTATGTCTAATAACTCCCCTTATATTGTTTTGTTCATATAATTCAACAATAACACGGAATAATACAACTGGTCTATTGATATCAATACTAATACGATCCATATTTGTTTCTGTACCTGTTGTCTTCATCTTGACAATAATTGGCCTTGTTGAAACAGCATCATATTTCCCAAGTATAATATTGAAATACCTACCATCTAAATACAATGGTGGTGCATTTTGTTTATAATTTAGTAATTTTCTATCTAGATCAGACATATAATTAAAAATCTTCAAAAAATATTCGATTTTTATTTTAATTTTTATTATGTAAAAATTTTATTCAGAAATTCCAGAGAGGAATCCCAGAGAGTAATTTCTGTAATTTCTGTAATTTCTGTAATTTCTGTAATTTCTGTAATTTCTGGAATTTCTGAAATTCAGGCGTTTGCTGTATTTTTAGAAATTTACTAATTTCTGTATTTTCCTGATATAAATTTTCCTAGATTTATCAATGATTCCGGAGTTGGATCAATCGAAAAATCTATATCCGTTTCTATATCCATTCCTAAATAATGTTCCATGTATAGCCTTGTTCTCATTTTTCTTGCTTCCGTATGGTCACCTGCTACAAATAAATGTCTCAGTATTTCTTCTTTATTATCTTTATCATTTGCCATTATAATATGAGCACATAAATAATGTAAATTATTATAATAAAAATCCATTAAATTATTTTTGTAATATATATCTAATTGATCATATTTAGAAAAATATATTTTAGATATTTGATATAAGTTTTCATGTAATTCTATATTATTGATCAGCCTTTCAACTATAATTGGTATATATAATATATTATGTTCTATAAATTTCTCTAAATCACACAATTTGAAGTTATCAATAATTTTATAAATATAATCAAAACACAATTTATCAAATTTCAATATAGTTATAATAATTTTAATAGGTATTTTATGTATTGAAACTAACTCAAAATTACATAATAATTCATATCTGTACACGATTTTACATAACGGAATTATTGTTATAGTATCAATAAGGTTATTTTTTATATTTATTAAATTGTCAATTGTTACATCTATGTTATCTGTTCTATGATATGAAAATTCATTAATACTTAAATTATATTTTTTTATTTTATCACTTATAGTGTCTAATATTTTATCTGAATATGATGTACTATTTGACATATATATTATATCATAATATGAATCCTTATATATAATAAAGATATTTTCATGTACTTCAATGGTATGGAATTCATCATTGTTATATATTATTTTTGCTGATTTATAATCATTTGATAATTTAGTAAATTCAGTAACCGTTAAATTCTGAAACTCGACATCTTCGATGTTCATTATTTCAGAATTTTTTTCTGTTTTATTTTATTTTATTTTATTTTATTTTTTTCTCTGTATCCTCTCAATTTTAGATATTTACGAGTGAATTTAATTTTTTAATTGCGTATTTGCTTTTTATAACATTTTCTGATGATTCAACTAAATATGATGGAATATTAAAATCAACAGCACTCAATTTACGATGTTTTATATATACATATTTTGCCCATTTTGATAACCCCCATCCTTTAGTCCAAAATAATTTTATATATTCATATATGTCTTTATCTGTATACTCTCCAATTGGAAGAATCATGTCAAAAATACGAATCATATATCCAGGGTCATCCGATGGTAGATAATTTGTAGACATCTTGTTTAAATCCGGTCTGAATCCAGATAATAGTGATAATTCGACTCGTTTTTTCGGTCTTTCTGTTCTTAAATTTGTTGTTTCATCTTTAATTTCTGAATTTAGTGTTGGTAACAGAAAATCAGTCGAATGAATACTTATTTCAAATGAATATAGTGCTATTTTTTCCGTTATTTTATGTTTAGTCATCAATAAATTTCCAATCTCAACATTCATTTCTGCTAATCCGGGGTATTTATTCATCATTCCCTTCATAAAACCTGTTGGACTATCAAAATACCCATATAGCATTTGTTTATTTAATTTTATACCCAAAGAATATGGATATACTTTATTTTCTTCTGTTGATTTATACACCCCATCCAGCAATTCCTCAAAACTTTTAATTGAATATAAACTGTTATTAACTGGATAATATTTCAATAGCTTTACCAACGATTTTTGACTCGCCTTTGAAATTATTTCATTTTTTGTATTTCCACCTAATGTATTACTTTGATTATTAATTTTAAATTGTTGATGGTATAATGTCCATTCATTCATACATTCTTTATATATAAATTTAATATTATTCTTATCTGGTAGTGTTGAACCCTTTGGTTGGTCAATAACTACATAATAAACAACCTCTCGGCTATTAGTTTCATTTAATTGGTCTGAACAAATAATTAGACTAGGAACATTTGATAATTTCCATTTATACGCTATTGCATTGTCTAACAATAAAAATGGTATATACTCAATTGAATGTGAATTAATAATGTATTTCAGAGTATGGATCATTTGTTTCTTAAAATCCTTAATTTGATCTATATCACAAAATCGTGCATTTATTTCATGGTCATTTATTATTTTTATTGAATCTAGTTCCGTGTTTAGAATTGGATATTTATTACATATTTCAATATATGATTTTATTGTAGCATATAACAATTCTATTTTTACATGTATATTTTTTGGATCGTGTTTTCGGACATACATATTCCAAAATGATGGCATATCCATATTATAAAATGGTATATCTGACTCCATATTTGATACTATCCAATTATCTATATCAAAATTAAGATCCTTCAATGTTTTCTGTGAAAATTTACCAACAATATATGGATCAACCCTTTTTAACTGACTACCATATTCATATGAATACTCCCCTCCTCTTATTATTCCTTTTTTATTCATTTGATTATATGAAGATGGTATTGAAAAATACCCTTGTTCTCTCAAATCTGTTGTTACATTCCTCAACTCATCTTCCTCCGATTTCACAAAGAACGCTCCATGAGTAGATTTATAATTACTAAAATTTTTATCAAACTTTCTTGATGCATATGGTACAAGTGGATCGTCAGATATTATATTATACCCTTCAATATCACTATATTTTATTGGATATTTATTCGATGATGATATATATATCATATCACCATTTTCATCAGTTGGTACAAATATTATATTATTATCCACCCTTACAATCTCCACATTATCTATATCTAGATAATATTTTTTATTTAGTAATGATTTTACCGTTAATGATATTTGATATGCCCTTTCCTCATCTATTTCTCCTATTTCATCAAATGAATATGATAAATGTGGATAATTTGCTTCAGTAATAAGTTCTTCCAACCTTAATCTTCCATCAAAATCAACTCCTATAATTTCTTCCGGTACAACTACGGAATAGTATTCTTTGACAATTCCATTGTCTGCTTTTTCTATTTTTTTATCTAATATCCTAAAATCATCTGATTCAATTAACTTCTTTATTTCTTTTATTTTTATATCAGGTCTATATGGATCAGTTATTATTTGGTAATCATAAATTTTCAATTTATCCATTTTATTTCGATTTTTGAGTTGTCTAGACCCTTTATTTTATTTCGATTTTTGAGTTGTCTAGACCCTTTATTTATTTCGATTTTTGAGTTGTCTAGACCCTTTATTTTATTTCGATTTTTGAGTTGTCTAGACTCTTTATTTATTTCGATTAATTTATTTTATTTCTATTTTTTTTGAAAAATACGTTAATATTGCTCAAAAATTAATATTTTCATTGTCTGTTTTTATATCTTTCTCCCTCCATTTAATCAAATATTTTGGCTAGTTTTTTATATTTTTACTATATTGTCTTCCTTCTTTGACTCTATATATATGTATCTTTTTTTCAGCTTGTGCTTTTATATTTTCTTACTCATTGATCTGTTGTACGAAGATATGTATACTATATATTGTATATTTTGATCACCCTTTTAGTGGTGGTAAGATGTGAACATTGTGCCATTATCTATTTTTAGATTCATTAACCGTTAAAAACAATAACATTTTACCACCAAATAAATGTTTATCTATTATTTTGAGGATAAATGGATTCAACCGTGATTTTCTTATGCTTTTTGGTATCTGGCTATGTCGTCCTTTAGCCAGCGTCAATATTTTATTTTCATTTCAAAAATATTGTAAATTTTAATGGTACAAATTTTATGTTTAAACAAAAAAAAATGTACAAAAATCAATTATGACTAAACACGAACAAAAAATCGAGGAACTTGTTGTTGAATTTTGGAATACTATGGGTTCAATGTTTGATGTAACATATAATCTAATTTGTGATTGTTACGAAGACAAAAAAACCAGTATCAAACCAGAATTAATTGAAGCTGCAAAAATAGTAATTATTAACTGTACGTATGAAATAAGAGATAATCCTAAGACTGAACAAAAAATTAATAATGATTATGAATGGAAACAAAAATTTATTGAAAAATTCATGCTTAAAACAAATAAATATTGGGGGGAGATAGATGAAAGAAAAGACACATTCTTTTTGAATAAAGCTGGATCAATGTTCAGTAATTTTAATACTAAGCAAGTTAATTCATTCAGGGTTCTATTCGGTAAAGACCAAAATGGGGTTGAAAATGTATCAGGTAAGAAAAAAAATGAATTGTGGGATATTTTTATTGATATGCTTGCTATAGGTATTGAAATTACTCATTTGAGAAGAGATCCATATATGAAAGGTAATAAAAAATCATATAAGATTAGACATCTCCCAAGTGTTAAACTTGTAGAATATGCAAAAAAATGGGAAGCTGATTTAAGTTATTAAATTCGCAAAAATAGGGGGAAAATTTTTTATTGATTATTAATTTTTTTACAAAAAATTTCAAAATATGGATTTAATCACAAAATTTCCATCTGATTCTAAAATATGGGGTCCAGGTGTGTGGTGGACAATTCATATACAAGCTAAGCATGCTACAGACCATACTAAGATTCAAAATTTTATAAAATATATTAAATTTATTTTACCGAGGCTTCCATGTATGAAATGTAGAGAGCATGCTACAGCATATTTGAAACAAAATCCAATTGAAGAATATTTAAACATGAAAGATAAAAATGGATTATTTGAGTGGTCAAGAATTTTTCATAATGCTGTTAATATAAGATTGGGTAAACAACATACATATGATTATGATACGGCTTGGTCAATGTATGAAGATGATGAATTTTGTACAATGGAATGTGGAAATTAACCAAAAATAAAAACAAACAGAAATTTAAAAATTGTAGATTTTTGAATTTCTGAATTATACATATAGTTAAACGTAGATGTGTAAATGTTCTTATGATGTTTACATAGTAGAGATATGGCTGACACAAATGAAATATATGAAAATATACATAAAAATAAAAAAAATCAAAAAAAACAGAAATTCAGAAATTTAAAATTTCTGTTAGATTTTTGAATTTCTGAATGAGTGATTTGATTTCGACAGATCCGAGTGTATGGGGGCCAGGAATGTGGTTGACACTACATATTCTTTCATTTGAGTCTACTTCTTTGCTGAGAGCTAAACTATTTTTTCCTACATTAATTAGTATAGTATCTAAATTGCCTTGTAAACAATGTCGTACACATGCATTAGAATTTATAAATAAGAATGATTATAAACCATACTTAAATATGAAGACATCAAATAATAAACATGTTGGGCCATTTAGATATATATGTAAATTACATAACAATGCTAATAGACTTAAAGGAAAAGTTGAAGTACATTGGATGGATGCATACAAAGAATACTCAAATATATCAAATATATGCGATGGTCAATGTGGGGATAATTTGAGTACAGAAATAAAATTAAAAGGATTAAATTCTAATGCTGAAATTTTAAATAAATTTAGTAAAGTACAACTACCAACACACCGTCCAATTGAAGTATGGACAGGTGATAAAACAACGAATGTAATGAGTAAACAGAATGAAACAAATAAAACTATGAATAATAATCGAGAAACCTCTGGAAACTATGCAAAGGCTGAAAACGCTAGAATTTTTGAAATAAAGAAAAATATATTAGATAAGCTAGAAGAAAACCCGGAGGTAATATTTATTAATACTAAAAAAGGGCAGATACATAATCCAAAAATTAGATTTAAATAATTACCCACTCATCATTTCATGCAATTCTTCGTCTGAAATATCAGTATCTGAGTTATCTATATCATATTTATTTTTTTTGTGTGTCCTTTGTGGCCGTTTACGTCTTGCTCTGGATGTAGATTTTGAGCGTGAATGTGATCTATTTCTTGATCGTGATCTATACACACTTGGTGATCTATATCTATGATATCTAGACTTTCTATTTTGTTCGTAATCATAATCATCATCTGAATAGTAATTGTAATTAGATTCATCATTATATCTAAAATTAGATGATTTTTCTAAATATGATATAATTTGGTTTAGTTTTTGATTTTGTTCATCAATAGTAGAAGCATACTCTAGTACTTCTTTAACAGATTTTTTAAGTTGGTCGATTGTTTTAATATGATTATTAACATCTTTCTTAATTTCATTAATAATTTTCTTTGGATCATCTTCGCGTACCTTCTTTATTAATTTGGATAAATATGCATCTGATTCATTTACTGTTTTTTCAAGATTATTAATTCGATTATTTAGATATACCCCCGCAAAAATACTAATACTTAAAGCACCAACAGAAGTTGCCCCAGCTGGGGTGATATAATTGGTCATAATATTTTTTTGTATTTTTTGTTATTTTTAGGCAAAATTTTTAGGAAAATTAAAAGATAAAAATGAATAAAAAATACAGAAATTTACTAATTTCTGAAAAATGAATGAAAGCACAAGCTGTAAAAAAATTCACAAAAATAAAAAAAATAATTAATAAATATGAATGTACCATTAGTCAATCTTCAACGGATGTTTGCGCCAAGTGTTAGCCCAGGTCCAGTAGTTACTGGTGATGTATATACTGAACAAGGAGATCAAGAGGCAAAATTTACAGGATTCACAGATACGGATATTGTAAATAAGAGATTATATGAAACTGATCATAATTATGAAACAAGAATATCATTAAACAATAAAATAAGGCAATTATATGGAACAGCGATAGATGGGCCAACTGTAGATATGTTAGTTTCATCTATTATTAATAAGTCTAAATATGGGGTTTTATATCCAGAAAAAATAGAAAGGATGATAGAAGGAATCAAAGCAGCATCAAGCCAAAAATAAAAATAGCCCTAAATACTACAAAAATAATAAAAACGGTAATATGAATTACGTTTTTATTATTTTGACAGCCGATAATTGCGGAGCATGCACAAAATTTAAAGGTAGTCAATTGAATAAATTACTTGATTTATCAAAAATGTTAAAAAATGTGACGACGATAAATATAAATGTAAAAGATAGAAATAATAATGATTGTGGTGATAGATATCATCCACAATTTAGAAAAAGATTCGGATGTTGGTATCCGTCATTTTATCTTTTTACAGAAAAAGATTTTTATACATTCAATAAACCACTACAAGGAAAAACATTGGGAGGAACATTTGATAATGGAAAAATGAAATTAGACAATACACAAAAATTTAGTTTTGAAGCTAATTTCGTTATAAACTGGATTAAAACTAATATTGCTAAGGATAAAAATGTATATAATTATACATCATCTAGTCAACAAATGGACAATTATGAAGAAGATTCAGATGTTGAATCCTGTGAAGAATTAAATATTTTTTAGAAATTCTGGAATTAAGCAAAAGCTGAAAAAGCTGAAAAAGCTGAAAAAGCTGAAAAAATGAGAAAACGCTGGAAATTTTTGAGAAAAATTTTTGGTAAAAAAATAAAATAAAATTGAGAAGGAAGAGATAAAATGAGCGATTTAACATTAGTTATATTTACATGGGATAAATGTAATCATTGTGTTAAATTTAAAAATAAATTAAATGAATCGGGTATGACAAGTATGGATGAACTTATATATAATGTAAATAAAAATATGCCAAATATTGTAGTTAGAAAAGCAAATATAGATGGGAAAGGAGATCCAAATGAAGCTGGAATACCAAAAAGTTTCTATAATTTAGAAAAGTCATGGTTTCCTTCATTTTATTTATTTCCAACGAATGAATTTAATAGTGGAAATATGACAAATGGGAAAGTAATGGGTGGAGTAATATCAAATAATGTTATATATGTTGATGGATCAAAAAGAAGTCTAAACCCAAAAGAAATACTAGAGTGGATTGAAAGAGAAAGTGAAAGTAGAGATAAGTACATACAATATGAAGAAGATGAGAATGAGAAAAATAGAAAATATGCAAGAATACCTAGATATGCAGATTATTCGATGAGATTGAACAAAATTTGATGGATGAAATGTAAAAAATATATAGAAAAAAAGAATATGACGGAAATTCCAAATTTTCCGCTATTTAAGAAATTATACACAGAATGTGGATCGAACCCAAACAAATACAAATTTACTAATCATATTAGGATGAAAATTAGTACAATTCATGATGTAAAAATAATTGAGAATATATATTACATAATACATCACTATCATGCGCTAGAAACATATTCAAAATATAAGGATTGGAATAATGTATTAAAACAGATTGAACCACAAGTATCGTCAAGGGTTAAAAAGAGTCTAGTGTATCTGACGGAATATGGGGGAAAATCATATAATAATGGTAATGGTATATCATATAATCCAGATGATTACTTACCACCATTTCTTAAGTTAATGATTGCAGCGTATATAATGATGTTGTCAGAGTAATTTGATAATTACATAATACAAATTTTATTTGTATTATTTTATATATAATTTGATTTATTGACTAACTAATCTATTGGTTGTCACAAATTGTGTGGCTGGTTGTGCTGGAGTAACAAGTGCAGCTGGTTGAGCCTGAGTAACAAGTGCAGCTGATTGTGGTTGAACAGGAGTTACTATAGCTGTTGGTTGGGGCTGAGTTACAACAGGGGTTACCATAGTTGGAGGTCTTTGTACATAAACTGGTTGAACTGGTTGAACTGGTTGTTGTAACTGTACTGGTCTTTCTGGTTCAACAGTTGCTCTAACATTTACAGGGACATTTGTGGATGACTCACCTGCTCTATATATATTGGCACCACCTGGACCTCTACCAACATAATTAAGCTCAGTTTTTACAGTTGCACCACCTGCAGCAGGGGTTGCAAGAACATTAACATCTGAATTGGGTGTAGTGTCATCGGAATATGCAAAATAATAAATAAGTGCAAAAATTATAATAAGGATAAATATGACGATTATGACTATATGTAACCAGAATAGGAATGTTGCCGTACTTGATGATACTTGACATGCATCTGCTATATCATCATCACCAGGGAATGCAATTAATGACCAATAATATGCATTAACACCTAACACTACTAAAACAATGATAACAACAATGAATATAAAAATATACCATCCCCAAGAATAATCTTGTTCAGCCATAATTTTTGTTTTTTATGACTTTTATTTTATTATGAAAAAAAAATTTTCATTAATTTTTTGATTTCTGCGTGTATTGAAAAATTAAAAAAAATTTGAATTAGAAAAATATAGAAAAAATTATACCAATATAAAAAGTTGATCGGTTTATCGAAAAAAACCACTAGAACAAAATCGACGCCGAATTATTTCACGAAAAAAATTTTGGAGAATAAAAATAATCAAAAATGGCAGCAGTACTCAGACAACCAAAACAGGCAGACGACATCACCCTTCAAAATAGGGTCATGAGATCTCAAAAGGCCAAAAAATATTATGATGTGACTAAAAGGGGTTCATCTCTAGGGGTTCGCATCGGTAGCGCTCCTCGATACTGGAAAGAACACCCCAACTATATTTATCTCCCAACGTACTATATTGTTGGTAACGAACCTGATCTAGTTCGAGCTTTGAAAGTCATTGACTATGCAAATATTGGGTCTGTACCTAATGCCGACCAAGTTGCACGTGGAGTCGTTGCATCTTGGGGAATTAGACCTGATAACTATAACAACCAGAATCAGAATCTTCTTAGGGCTCTCCAAGAAGAACAACAGGCAAAGTCCGTCGAAAGTACAAAGAAGCAGAACGTAACGGCCGCTGAAAAGAGACTTAAACAAGAACAATATCTAGCTGCTCTTGATACCTACATTAGCAGACGTAAATTGATGAAAGGAACGGTCTTCCCTGCAAAGGTTGATAAAAGTAAGAGTGTACTACCCGCTCGCCGTACTGGTGGTGTTACTCTAGCAGAGCGTGTCGAGGAGGCTAAAAATAAATCACTCAGAGAAAATGAAATGTATGTTGTCAATGTTAACAAACTTGAGGTTAAGGATCCTGCTACAGGCAGAATTTTGAAGAGTCTTATTCCTCTTAATAAGTTGACCGACCGTTCCAAGAATAGGACTGTCCCTGGTACTTATGTTGCATCTAATAATTTGGCTAAATTTACTCAGGCAATTCGTCTACTAAACCTTCCTAACGCTGATGCTGTGATCAAGCAATTCGCAAGTGGAGCTGCTCTTAATTTGGCTTCTCCATCTTTTTCTAACGTAGTCAGTGCCCCTGCTAGTCAGATTCAGCCTATGACTGCAGTTGGATCTAGTGCTCTTCCTCTTCCTGCAGTATCACCTCCTCTTCCTCTTCCTACAGTTCCTACAGTATCAAGTCAACTTCCTCTTCCTACAGTTCCTACAGTATCAAGTCAACTTCCTCTTCCTACAGTACCACCTCAGTTGAGTCCAACCGTCTCAGCGGTTACACTTCCTAGTGTTCAGCAGCCAACGGTTGCCCTCTCAGCGGCTACACTTCCTAGTGTTCAGCAGCCAACGGTTGCCCTCTCAGCGGCTACACTTCCTGCACCTACGTTAGGAAGTCCGAGACGTGTACTCCCGACCGTTCAGAGTTCTCCAACTACTAGGATTTCACCACGAACATCCCCAAGTCTGACCATGCCTCCTCTCTCTAGCCCAGGAAGAGTCTAATAGTAAAATTAAATCGAGCAAATGCTAGAATTTTTGAAATAAAAATAAAATAAAAAATAATCAGATAAAAATAAAATAAATTTTTATTATATTTTTGATCGATGTCATGGATAGAAATAGGATTATTGATATTTATACTCATAATATGCTTTATTATAGCAGTCTTGTTTTTTTTAGCACTAGATAGTCTAGGTAGGAGCCGTGCTGGAATAGTGGATGACGAACCAACAGATAATGCTTATAGTTGGGGTACTTGGGCAACACTATCAATTGTAATAAGTATTGCATTAATTATATCTACTATCATATTATATTATTACGAATTATCAGGACAAACAATTGTAAAAGTATTATTATTTGTTACATTAATAGCATTGATACTGACTGGAATTTTTGGAATACAAAGTTGCAATTCTATAGGAGGAATTAGTAATCCAGACTCTGAAGTCGATTCCGCTAGGAATTTAATTTTCTATGGTGCTATATTATCATTTATTGTTGCATTTTTTGTATTGATTGTCTTTATTATTTCAATATTTTATACAGTTACACCGGACCCAGATGAATGCACTAAATCTGAACCAGAGCAATTGCAATGTATTTTAGCTGAACCAGTATATAGAGTTGAACCAATATATAATCAAGCCTATGAACAAATATATATAGGGGAATCTGATGTATTAGTATCTGAAAACCCAGTTATTAATGAAGAAGTATCTGAAAACCCAGTTATTAATGAAGAAGTATTAGAAACCATGGTTGAAAGTAATTTAAAAGATGAAGTAAAATCATTGGATAAGCCAGAATATATAGCAGAGACACTTTATGTGCAGAAGGTTGTTGAATAATTATAGATTACTATATGTTTCATTGATAAACTTAGTCAGAGATCTAGCATCTTCTGATATTTCATTAAATATTTGTGTGTACCTATCAATATTTTTAGATAATTTAAATATATTATATAGCATGTCACTCCTGTTGCGAATTTTATAGACAGTTTGATTGAGTTGTTTCTTTTCCGCTGAATTCTTGGGAGGCATTACATCGAATTGTTTTCTCTTCTTTTCTAAAGTTTTTAATTCAGTCAATACATTGACAAATGCTTCATCCATAACTTTAACAAATACATTGACATTATTCATTGATTTATCTCTAGCTTCAACCATTGTTTCTAATCTTTTTACGTAATTTGATGTAGTTGCTGCTCTAATTTTTCTTGTATTAGAGTCAATTATTTGTGATACTAGTACTGGATTTTGAAGTATTTCACTGAGTCTAACAACTGGATACCCAATTGGAGAATCTGATTCTACTATAGCTCCATTTGTTTTATTTTTGACTTTTGTTAACATGATCTCTTTCATTTTAGCATCGTCATCTCTCATCAACATACATACACCATCGTTACATTCTAAAGCAACTGCACAAATATCTAATCCTGCACAATTATATGCGTCAATCTTTGCTGATAGAGGAATGGATATAGCTTTATTAGATTCAATAGTTGTTAGATCTCCTGGTTTCTTCATTACATTACCTTCTTTATCAATGACTACATAAGCTGTATTACCTTTAGTATCCAGGGTCTTAATATATTTAGCCATATTTCCTTCTGTAGTTTGTACCATTATAGAATTCATTGGTTGAAAACCTTTATTTACTAATAATTTTAAAATATCTTGATCTTCAACAATTCCGCTTGGTGTAGAAAATTCCATTTTACTTGCAGCTTCTTCACTTGAACTAGTTATTGATGGCATAACTGCTGTTTGTGGTTGCAATACTGATATATCTGTAGGTACTCCGGAAGATGTTGGTTGTAGTGTAATTGATGGCTGGACAATTGACGGTTGAGAAATAATAGGTTGCTCTCTAACTGGTGTAGATGGTATACCAGTCTGAGTAACGCTAGGCTGATTATTAGAACTATCTTTTTGAATAGTTGTAGGTTGAGATGTAACACTTTGTTGATTAATACCTTTATTTGGGACAATTGTCTGAGATGTTACTGATATTGGTTGAGACACTGTAGATCTAGGTCTAATCATCAATGGCTTTGTAGCAGGTCTAATTGATGTCTGGGACACAAATTGGGTAGATGGTCTAGATACTATTCTAGGTCTAATTGCCATGGATGATTGGATAGACGGAATAACCGTAGTAGGTGTAGATTGAATAACTGTTGGTTTTAATATATTAACTGATGAAAGTGGTACTAATCCATCTCTAGTACTCAATAATTGTTGAGATAAAGGCACATCAGCACTCAACTGACTCAATGGTCTTAAAACTGGTGATGATTGAACTGATTCTGTTGTAGGTAATGATACTTGATTACTAAATGGTGGTTCTATATTTAATGAATTCGGCGTTACTGATTTACCGAGTGATCCAATTACTTCATTTGAATTTAATGTAGTATTTTTTAATAGTGGTAATGATAAATCTGGTTGTGATACAATTGGTGGAGATAGCTGAGGTGATGAAAGTGGCTCAATAGTTATCCCTGGTGATGGAAGTTCCCCAATATTAGGTAATATAGTTGGACTCCTTGAAGGTGAATTCATGAATCCATTTATAGATACTGGTGATGATAAATCTGGATTCGCCATCAATATTTTTTTATTTTTATTTTGTTTTTAAATTTTTTTTTCTAAATAAAAAAAATAAAAATTCTAGCATTTCCTTGATTTATAAAAATGTCACTCGATTCTTATAGTCCAAATGATGACTCTGAATTAACAGATACAGAATCTAAAATATTAGATATGACATTTGGTGAGAGTAGTGATGATGATGATGATTATGGTTCATCTACTCACCATGATTATTATGAACGAGACTGTTATTATGATAGGTCATACTTCCCAATAGTAATTGCAATTATATTAACTATAATCTTTTTCTTATTATCATGTCCATCTAGCGATATGTTCTTTTCCATGCATGTACCAGACCCATTTTTCAATTGGATAACTAGAGCACTGATATTTTTCATTATAGCATTCATAAGTTTGGTTATTTTTGAATATTATTACTATAAGCCAAAACATAATCACAAAAAATAAAAATTGAAAAGATGAAAAAAATGAAGAAAATGGAGCGAATAAAGAAAACAGACTAAATATAACACATAAAATGAAAATCAAATTAGTCAATTTTAAGTGTTATCTAAATGAGGAAATAGAAATTATCGATAATAAAATTACACTTATATCTGGAAGTTCTGGAGCCGGTAAATCTTCTATATTACAGTCTATATATTGGTGTCTTTATGGTGGATTGAGAGGAGTGTATAATAATAAAACAACAGGAAAATGTAGTGTCACCGTTATGATGAATGGCTGCGTCATATATAGACAAGCACGACCTAATTTACTTACCATAAAATTTGACAATGGGAAATATTATGAAGATACTGTAGCACAACAAATAATAGATAGTTCATATGGACAAAAGGATTTGTGGTATGCCTGTTCGTATATCGCTCAGGATACACGTTGTTTATTATTAACTGGAACAAACACTGAACGTATGAATTTACTAAATGATTTATCTTTTGTTGATGATGATCCGGAGGAATGTATAAATAGAATAGATGTTGAATTAAAGTCTATGCAAAAATTATTTATAACACAACAAACTGAATATGAAGCGGAATTAAAATTGTTTATTACTGATGTCAATAGAGATCCTACAGTTTTTAAATATTCATTAAGTTTGGATGCTATTATAGAAAAAGAAAATCAATTACTACACGATCATACACTCTATAAAGAATTACAAATTACCAAAAATAATCAAAATAAACTACTTGGTAAAATATCATATATACAATCCAACATACAAGCTAAAAAGAATGAATTGAATCTTACCAAAAAATTACAAAATACAACAGTATTATCAGATCCTGTAGATTATGACCAACTAATACACAAATTACAAGAAAAAAAGCAGGCCACACAAACAGAACACACTAAAAAAAAGGATGAAATATCATCTAATATAAGTATACTTGAAAATCAATTAACCGATATTAATCTTGAAATTTCTAATCATCTAAAAAATAAGGATCTAATCATAAATACATATAATTATAATATTAATGAATTAAATAGACTTAATAAAAATATAGATTCAATTAAACAATCAATTGAAAATTATAATAAACATAAGGATATGTTACAAAAAAGCGTTGAAGATAAAAAATTAAAAAATAATTTAGATGATGCTAATTTTAGCAATCAAGATCTATGGAATACTCAAAAACTCGAAAACAAATATGAACTAATGAAAAAGAAATCAGAAGAGCTATTAATTGAGTATAATCAAGACATTATTCAATCAACTAAATCACAATTAAATCAACAACTTCAGTTTTTATCAAAAATGGAACAAGAAAGCAAAATTAAATCTACTGTTGATAAGCTTAAATTCAATCTAGAATTATATAAAGATGTTCAACAAATTCCAATTGAAAAAATTGTAGAAGCTACAAAAAAATACCACGATTACCAACAAGGCTTAAATTTATTAGTGTGTCCTCATTGCAAGGGATCATTAAATTTACAAGGTTCAACACTGATACCAAGTCATCTTCATAAAGTAGATTCAAATGAAATCGATAATATAAAGTCAAAGATTGAGGGTTATGAACAAATAAATAAAAACTATTCAGAAAAAATAAACATTGAAAAACAAATAGAATCATTAAATAAATTAATCACAATAGAATCTCCATTCACATTTGATCAAATTATAACTGAAAAAAATAAATGCGAAACAACATTAAATAAACTAGCTAAATTAGATTATGTAGAGCCACCTAAGCATACATCTACATCAATTTCTAATTATCTTGAATATAAAAAATCTAAACATACATATGATAATTTCATAAAATCATTTAATGTAGAAAAAGCTAAGACAGAACTACAAAACACACAACTTAAACTCATAGATGTACAAACTGATTGTAATAAATTGAAAATTCAAAAGGAATCGATCACTGAAAATAGTGAAATAACAATTAAACGTGATAGATTACAAACAGAACTTAACAAATATAAACAAATAAAGAAACAATGTGAATATGACTATACTAATTTAATACAAAAATATACAAATCAAGAAATTGAATACTCCAGAAAAAAATCAAGCTATGAAATTGAAAAAAATAATTTTATGGCATTAGTTGAAAAAGTTAATAAAATCAAAGAAGAGATAGTTACTCTAGAAAAGGAAGAAACAGAAAATATAAATCTATTAATACCAGACATCGATGAGAAATTAGCCGAATGTATTAAACGTACACAAGATACAAAAATACACATACAAAACGCACGTATATGTCAAGTGTTTTATGAAAGACAGACTATATTAAATACAAAAAGGGACGCTATAATGGAAATGCATCATAATTTGACTGCACTTGGAACTATAAGACAAATTGCTATCGATCTTGAGTGCGAACAGCTACAATCAACAGTCGATAGAATAAATAATATTATGAATGAAATACTAGAAAATATATTCGAACAGCCAATCACAGTTACTCTAAAATTATACAAGAAAATTAAATCAAATAAACGAATTAAACCATCAGTTAATTTGGTTGTCTCTTATAAAGGGGTTGATTATGATGGTGTTAAAATGTTAAGTGGTGGTGAATCTGATCGTATTTCACTTGCTTTAGTTGTAGCAATGAATCGTATTAGCTCATCACCATTCTTATTTTTAGATGAATCTTTGAGATCAATTAATGATTCTCTCCGTTCTCACTCAATTAAATCAATCAGAGAAGTATTATATGGAATGAAAACAATTGTCTGTATAAATCATGAAGATACAGAAGGACATTATGATAGAGTAATTAACATACAGAAGGACATTATGATAGAGTAATTAATATTACTGTAATTAATATTACTGAATATAATATATTATACATATATTATATTATTTAATTGGTTACTTATTTACACTGATACCGCCTTTTTTATTATACTCTTCCACAAATTTCATAATATCGGTAATCCAAAAATCTTTGACCATACGTTTTTCAGTTAAATCTTTCTGAGATTGTAAATTTTGAATTTCATATGCCAATTTATTCAATTCATCGTATGTATAATGTCTAGATTTAACACTGTCTAGTAATTTATTACATTGTTCTTTATTGAATCCCAGTTCTTGTGCTTGTGGTATAATTTCACTAGCCTTTTTCTTAATGATAATAATAGTTTGTCCTTTAATATACCCATTTTCGGTACCCTTAATCACTGCGTATATAAATCTAGAACGAAGCTGTTTATTCTTTATTTTTTCTGTAATACTATCAATTATAATCTGTTTTCTCTTGACATAATATGGATACCTTAAATTAAACCAATATTCCATCAAACTTTCAACTGTCTCAAACCTCTGTGGAATTCCGTGTTCATTTAGGGCCACCATATTACCAAGACTTATTGTACTAATTAACCTGAGTCTTTTGTCAGTGGGATTATTAAACCCCTCAAGTGTATAATCAGCTTTTGTTGTACTCATATTATATTTAAAATCCTTGATATTTATTTTTTGTTTATCTTTCTGATCCCTAAGTGTAACAAGCCAATTATAATATTGTTCAAAAGAACGACCAATTGGTAATTCCGTTACATGAATTTTATTACCTACATATTCCCAGCACCCTTTTGTTTCAATCCTAAGATTTGACTTAGTATTTTCACCGAATCCAATTTTATCAAGCCCTAAATCCATTTCATTATCCATCTCTATATCTTCCATTGTTTCCTCATCCACACTTTCTGGGAATGCTGCTGCCATGCTTACTACATCAAGTTCTTTATTTTCATTCTTATCTATATTAAGTTCAGTATTTTCATTGTTATCTATATTAAGTTTGATACCACTAAGGTCAATACTAGAAATGTCCGGACTTGCTAATTTAAGTTTTTCTTTCTTCTTTTTATCTACAACTGTTACTGATCCTCTAAATCCTTCGAAGTATGGCACTAGTGGTTCGAATTTCTTTCCATTTAATCTTTCTATATATGCTTGTGCTATTTGAATAGGGTGATATGTAGGAATTAATGATGCAAATCCAGTTCCTATTGCCTTTGATCCATTAATAAGTATCAACGGTAAAATAGGTAAATACCATTTAGGTTCTATCCATTCTCCTTCTTCAAATTTTTGTTGTAATAACGGCTTGTCTTCATCAATAAATAAATATGGCCAAACCCATGTAGGTTTTATTTCTGAGTATCTCGGTGCTGATGCATCTTTTCCATTTTGTAATCTTGACCCATGGTCCCCGTGAGGAAATAATAAATTAATGTTATTTGTCCCTGGATGTGTTTGTGCCATATGATTAATTGTACCTTGCATTGATTTTTCTCCATGATGATAACAACTAACATCTGATGTATATCCTGCTAAATTCGCAGTTTTAATCTTTTTTGCTGTTGTCGAACCTACTTTACCTTTCCATTTCTCATAACACCCATAAACTAGTTTTCTCTGTGCATCTTTAAATCCGTCCATAATCGATGGTATTTTCTCACGGACATTACTCACTGAGTGTTTTATTACTTCATAATTAATAAACGATGCGCATGTTAATTCATCATATTTCTCAATCCCATCATATGCTTTATAATCTATAATCCATTTCTTCCTGTTATCTTCCTGTTTTTTCCCAAATACAAGATTAAAATATTGAGGATCTGTTCTCTCGTCAAATACAAATCTTGTTATTCTAGGATTTGCAATTTCTTCTCTCGCATCCGCCGGTTCAAACTTACCTAGACCCTTGAAATAACTATATACCCATCCTTTTTTTGACTCTTGTTTTTCTTCCCATTTATGTAGTTCATTCTGTGAATAAAATTTATATGTTGTATTCCCTTTTGTTACTTTCACAATTGGCGTTCTAAAGAACGAAAAGAACCCAGGTATATACAACAATGAAATAAACTTTTTGAAGAAAATATTCATTCCAAGTCCACCTATATGAAATCCATCATCATCTGAATCACACAACCAAAAAATACGTCCATACCGTAGTTTTGCATAATTCCCCGGTATTCTATAATCAACTTTCTCAACACAATTAATATATTTCTTAATTAGTTGGATCTCCTGATTATTCACATATTTCTCAATTCCAGCCTTAGATACATTCAACGGTTTCCCTTTCAATGGTATTACTCCATAATAATCAGATCCATTTGGTATATTCTCTATCATTTTGACTGCTGCCGTTTTTGCCGAGTCTCCCTCTACAATAAAAAGTGTACATTGTGATGATTGCTCTGTTCCTGCATTATTCGCATCAAATCCTTTATCTACTCCACTTAAATTCTTTTTTCTAGTTTTCTTTCCTTTACCAATTAGTGCTTTATATTGTTTAGCTTCTAGATCAGCATATAATCTTTCAACAATCTCCCAATTATTTATTTTCTTTAGTACATCATCCCTAATCTTTATTGATGGACGTGGTTTCAATAATTTATCCTTCGTATTTCCATCAAAATCAGGATTATTAAGGTGACACGACATAATAATCGTTAGATGCCTTTTTACATCCGCTGGCATTAACTGTAATTTTCGAGATGTTTCACTCTTTTTTCCTCTCCCTACATTATTAATTGTTGCTCTTATTTTTTCGACTATTTGTTTATATGCTGCATCTACATGTACCCCACCTAATCTAGTAATCATTGAATTCACATATGATGTTACTCTTGGTGCATCCGGTGTATCTATTATACACAGTTCCACTATTGGTAGTATACTCGGATCTTTACTATATTTAACTGTTTGTTTTCCAATTTTCTTGTTAATAAGTGGTGTTCCTCGTGGCCATTCATAATGTATAATATAATTTTGATTATAATTACCCATCCACATCGCATATTTCACTATATCATACCCATTAAAATCTATCCCATTGAATACCACTGGTACTTTACATGCATACGATATATCTGCTGCATGACGTGCATATAGATAAAATGCTTCCCCTGGATATTTATCATAGTTACCAAACTTGTTATTGTAATAGTCAATTGGATATTTAAATCTATTAAAGTCCATCACGTATGAAATCTCAACATATGGTTCCCCACTATACTCACTTATTACTGGCTCTTCCTTATTTTTCAAGTTATTCGTAAATTTTTGATAATATTCTCTCTTATTAAACGGATCCCCTACTTTAACTATAAACTCTTTAGAATAAATATTAGTTAGTTTAGCTCCGTATCCATTTAACCCAGCTCCTGTCCTAACTACTTTTTCATCAAAGTGAGACCCAGACCTAAGACGACCAAAAATCATTTCTGGTGTCCAAACTCCTCTATTATTCATTTGTACTGGTATCGGTCTTCCTCCATTTCTAATTGTAATTCTTTTTTCGTCCATACTAATAATTATTCTTCCTATGTCAAATCCATTTCTTCTTGAAATATCTACATTATCTGATGCATTTGTAAGTATTTCAAGGAATACTCTTTCTGCTCCTGATGGCCATGTTATATTTTGATTAATAAATTTTAATTTCTTCGGTTCACTAAAATCCAGTAACCTTTCCATATGAGGGGGTGACACATCCGCTCCAATAAACATTCCATTTCTTAGATACACATGATCTAGTTCTTCCATCTCAGAATAATCATTCGCCGTCGCCAATTTTCCTTCTAAATGTGCATACTTAGATACATCATATCCTCCCTTAGCTCCATACTTTTCACCTACTTTATCGTAATTATTTCCTTCTCCATATTTTTGACCTTCACTCTTTACTTTATTATACCCCAAATTCAGGTTTGATAGATCTATATTCATGTCTGATTTATTTTATTTATCGATATATATTTTTTTTGTGAACATTTTTTCTCCATGTGGTGGACCTCGTCCCAGAATCAAAATCAAAATCTAAATCAAAATCTAAATCAAAAAATAACAGAAATTTAAAATTTCTGAATTAAACTATATACTAGTCTTCTATAAAATACATATGATTAACCCCGACATATCGATTGTAAAAATCTAATTATATATCGAGTGTAAAAATCTAACAGAAATTTTAAATTTCTGAATCCAACAGAAATTTTAAATTTCTGAATCTAATTATATATCAAAAATATATGAAATTCATATCATAAAATAGATATAGTTGAAGGCGATTATATAGAGTGTAAAAATG